AAAAAAGCGGAAGCCGCAAGAAGAGCTAAAACTGGTTTTGGAAAAAAAATGAGTGGTAGCAAAATCGACATTAAAAAACGAGACGCAGAATTTAATGCAAAAGTAAAAAAGAATAACGAAGGTATTTATTCAGAAGAAGCTATATCAAAATTTAGAAAATCAGAAGCAGATAGAAAAGCTAGAATAGCATCTAAAAATATTGTTAATCCAAATTCACCTAAAGGAAAAAGGATGGCAGCTAATAAATCACAATATGATGTCGAAGCAGGCTTAGATAAAATTTCTCCAAAACCAAATTTTGGATCTGCTACAGAAGTAGTAGGGAAAAGTATAGACAGTTTACCAAAAGCTGAACCAAAAGCTGCGCCAAAAAAAGATACAAGTAAATCTGTAGCTGCTGGTCTTTCTGCTTTTGGAAAAGCATTTTCTCAAGCAAGAAAAGAAGGAAAAAAAGAATTTCCATTTGAAGGAGCTCAATACGCTGCTTACACAAAACAAGAAGTAGAAAAAGCAGGCAAGTCAAATTTAGGGGAATATTTAAATTCATTAAAAAGACAAAACACAGAAATTGCTAAAGCACCAGGTCAAATGAAAAAAGGTGGCATGGTTGTTGCACGTGGAAATAAACTAGCAAGATCTAAACCAACTAAAATATATTAATACGTCTATGCCAAAAGATGAAGTAAGTAACAAAAAAAGAACAGAAGTTAAAACTAAAAAAGATCTTAAGAAAGAATGGGAGACCGAAGGTAAAGGTCTTGGTTACGATACACCTGAAGAATATTTTAATGATTTTTATGGGCCGATTGAAATGAAAAAAGGTGGAATGCCTATTGTTATAAAATTAAATCCAGAAAAAGAAATCGGATATAAAATTACTGATGTTGGATCAGGTAAAGTTATTAAAGAAGGTTCTACTAAAGTAAAAGATTTAGATAAAAAAAGAATGGGTGGAATGTCTAAAGTTAAAAAATACAATTCTGGTAAAATGGTTAAAAATTTACATGTTAGTGGTGCAGCCATGACAGAAGGAGAAAGAAAACGTTTAAAAAAAACATTAGAGAGTGCGGAAAATGCAAGTTCTAGTTCATCAAATAAAAATTTACATGTTAGTGGTGCAGCGATGTCTGAAAGAGAATTTGAACAATTATTGCCACCAGGAGGAGATCCAGGAGAAGGTTACAGAGGTTCACCTGATATGTATCCCGATTACGAAGAAGATAGAAAAGAAGCTGAAAAATTTAAAAATAAAAATAGAAACCGAAACAGTTCTGATAAAACAAAATCTATGGCTAATGGCGGATACGTCATGGTCAAAACAAAATTAGGAAGAAATAAACCTACTAAAATTTGTTAATTGATAAATTTTAAATTTTGGGGTAGAAACAGATATGGTAGATAACGTAGGAATCGAACGTGTTGAACAAGAAGATATAGATGAATTAAAAGTTGAAGATTCTGTTCAAACTCCTAAGCAAGATGTTCAATATAAAATTGAAGGTGAAGAAGTAGACGAAGAAGAAGTTGTAGGTCAATCTGATTTTTATGCAAACCTTGCAGAAGAATTAGATGAAACTGTTTTAAATAAAATTTCATCACAACTAGTTGAAGAATACAAAAGAGATAAAGATTCTAGAAGAGATTGGGAAGATGGTTACACTAATGGTTTAGATCTATTAGGGTTTAAATACACACAACCAAGCAAACCTTTTAGAGGAGCGTCAGGCGTGACTCATCCACTCTTAGCCGAGGCAGTTACGCAATTTCAAGCACAAGCTTACAAAGAATTATTACCAAGCGATGGCCCAGTAAAATCAGCAATCGTTGGTGTCCAAAATGAAGAGACCGAGGACCAAGCTTCACGGGTCAAGGACTTTATGAATTATCAAGTAACCGAAAAAATGGAAGAATACACTCCAGAGATGGATCAATTATTATTCTATTTACCCTTAGCAGGATCTGCTTTTAAAAAAGTGTATTACGATTCAATGATGGATCGAGCCGTTGCTAAATTTATTCCCGCAGAAGATTTAGTCGTACCTTATTACACTTCTTCCTTATTAGACTGTGAGCGAATTACTCATGTCTTGAGAATGTCCGAAAATGATTTGTATAAAAAAATGGAATCTGGTTTTTATCGTGATGTAGATATTAAACCCTCTGACAATACTAGAACCAATATCCAAAAGAAGTATGATGAGTTAGAAGGAAAATCTCCTACTCAACAAGGTTATCAATATCAAATATTAGAAATACATGTAGATTTAAATTTAGAAAAATTTGAAAAAGAAAATGAAAATGAAAAGAAAGTAAAAATTCCGTACATCGTAACTATTGATGAAGGATCAGGAGAAATTTTATCTATTTATAGAAACTATGAAGAAGGAGATAAATTATATAAACGAAAAGAATATTTTGTTCATTATAAATTTTTACCAGGTTTAGGATTTTATGGTTTTGGTTTAATTCACATGATTGGTGGATTATCGAGAACAGCAACACAAGCGTTAAGACAATTATTAGATGCAGGAACGTTAGCTAACTTACCTGCAGGATTTAAGTCTAGAGGGATTAGAATACGAGATGATGATCAACCGTTTCAACCTGGTGAGTTTAGAGATGTAGATGCACCTGGTGGTAACATTAGAGATCAATTTCAAATTTTACCATTTAAAGAACCATCTCAAACTTTATACAGTTTATTAGGATTTGTTGTTCAAGCGGGTCAGAGGTTTGCTAACATAGCAGACATGGCAGTTGGAGAGGACGCTCAAAACCGAGCGGTGGGAACAACACTTGCTTTATTGGAACGAGGCTCTCGTGTTATGAGTGCGATTCATAAACGTTGTTATTATTCTATGAGGCAAGAATTTCGTTTGCTCCATAAAATTTTTGCTACGTATCTACCCCCTTTATATCCGTATCAAGTTTATGGAGCAGATCGACTTATTAAATCAAAAGATTTTGATGATAGAGTAGATGTATTACCTGTAGCAGATCCAAATACATTTTCTGTTTCGCAACGTGTTACTTTAGCAAGTGAACAATTAAAAATTGCTATGAGTAATCCTGCAATTCATGATATTCGAGAAGCATACAGAAGAGTCTATGAAGCATTAGGTACACAAGCAATTGATAGTTTATTATTACCTACAGAAGAACCAATTCCAAAAGATCCTGCATTAGAAAACATGGACGCAATGGGATTAAAACCATTAAAGCCTTTTGCAACACAAGATCATGAAGCTCATATAGAAGCTCACATGGCGTTTATGAAATCTAGAATGGTGCAGATTAATCCGCAAGTATACGCTGGATTACAAGCTCATATTTCAGAACATATTTCGTTAAAAGCAAATCAAGAAGTAGTAGAAATGATGTCTCAAGATTTAAACCTAGTGCAATTATCTGAAGTAGATCCTGAATCATGGACCGTTCAATTTAATGCTTTGGTTGCAAAACGAGTGGTTGAATTAACTACTATGTTAGTTGGAGCAGAAGGCGGACAACAAGATCCGTTAGTAGCATTAAAATCAAGAGAACTAGATTTAAAAGCTATGGACATGCAGCGTAAGTCTCAAGAAAATTCTGTAGAAGAACAAAGAAAACAAAGTGAATTAATGATGGATGCTTCTCTTGAACAAGAAAGATTACGTCAATTACAACAAGGACAGAGAGAAAGAATTAGAATTGCAGAAGAGAAATTAGATATTGCTCGTATTAAAGAAGCAAATAACATTATAAGAAAAGGATAATTATGTTAACAAGAATAGCAAAAGCAATTATTCATTTTTTTGTTTCTGGAGCACCAGGAATTAAACAAAAACCATTAGAATTAAAAAAAGAAAATCTTGATCTATCTAAATTAACTAAAGGTGATTTGTATAAATTACTTAAAGAAGGAAAAATTTCCGCTGATAAAATTAAACCATAGGAGAAAAGATGCCACTAAATACAAAAGGTAAAAAAATAATGAAGGCAATGAAAAAAGAATACGGAAAAAATGCAGAAAAAGTTTTTTATGCATCTAAAAATAAAGGTGTAATTAAAAATGTCGAAAAAAAAGCAAAGAAAAAAAAATAATTTAGGTAAACCTTATGGTCCACCGCCCGAACAAGGCCCAAA